GCTCTTCCGATCTGTAGACGCCGGGTGCGTGCCCGTAGAAAATAGACCGCCCCCCTGCGTGTGTCTTCCCTCGTGCCTGGATCATCGCTTCGCCCGGCGCTGGGCACGGTTGAGCGGTGCGTGTGTCTTCCCTCGTGCCGCCATCCGCTCCGCCAGGGGGCGCCAGTGCTCCTGGTAGATGGCGTCCGCGTCGTAGCGTTCCATCGCTGCGCTCACCGCGGCGCGGTCGACCCGCCCCCCCTTTGTCTCTTCGTAAAGTTCCTGCAGCGCGGTGGCGATTCCCTCAACGTTAGGGATGGCAAAGAAGGACGCCTGGTATTCGTCCCAGACCCGTTGCGTCTTGACCCGCTTCCCGTGTGGCCCGAGCAGTTCCGGTTGCGCGCTGAAGTCCGAGACGATCGCGGGCGTGCCGCAGGCTTGTCCCTCAACGACCGGGATGCCGAAGCCTTCGCCCATCGAGGTGAGCAGTTGCGCGTCCGCCGCTGAATACATTTGGGCAATCGCCGTGTCTGGTATTCCGTTGCGGTAGTGGCGCGGGTGCGGGTATCGGACTCTCTGTTGATCAATCCCGAGGTGCGCGATCAAGCGCGGGATGTTGACCCCTTCGCTGTGTCCGTTCGGTTCCGTGTGGATCATCCAGTAAACGTCTGGGCGGTCTTTCATAAACTTGGCCATTGCGTCAGCCATCTCCCCGAAGGCTTTTCGGATCGGGATGCGTCCGCGATTGGCCGCGTTCGTGACCACGAGGTAGGCGTCTTCTGGTATCCCCATTTGTGTGCGCTGTGTCTTCCCGAAGTCCTGGAACGTCTGGCGGTCGATCGCGTGCGGAATGTAGGTGAGCCGGTCCGCTGGTATTCCTGCGTTGCGGAGTTGCTCTTCCCCGAAGCGCGACATCGCTATGGCGACGTGTTCCCCGTCTTGAATGAACTTAGCGACCATCGCTGGAACTGGCGCGTGATCGACTGGGGTCCAGCAGGCGAGGTTGAGTTGCTTGAATCCTTCAACTCCAACCAGCGGCCAAAGGTCAAAGAGAACAACGCCGAAGCCTGGCCGGTCTCCGATCCAGTCCCGCATCGTGTCTGGCGCTGTGTCTACGCTGTAGCGAAGGAGTCCCTCTGGAAAGATTGGATGACCGTGCGCGCAGTTGAGTAGAACCGGTGCGCCGTGATTTGCGATGAGCGCGGTCTCGTGTCCGTCTTTGGCGAGCCGGTGCAGCACTTGGGCCGTCTGCATCCCGTAGCCACTTGGGATGTGGCACGCATTTGAGTACCAAGCGATCCGAGCCATCCGTCTTCTCCTCTGTCTCCTACTTGTGCCTCGTGTGTCTCCCGTGGCACCGCCTGCATATTACACGGAGTCTGTGCTCCGGTGCGAGCAGTGGCCCCCCTTTGCTGACGGGATCGAGGTGATCAACGGTCAGGTCCTGCGTTGCGCCGCAAAGTTCGCACCAGGGGCGCTTCCTTCGCAGTGCCGTGCTCAACTTCCGCCAGGCTGGATCGGCGTAAGGGGAAGGTCCGCGCGTGGCTTCCCATCGTGCTCTGGCGGCTTTCCTGTGTGTCTCGCACCGGTCTCCTGCGCTCGTGAGGGTTCCGCAATCCAGGCAGGGCCTGTGGAACGTCACGCCTGTGGGAACTTTGGCAGCGGAAGGTAAGGCGCGATGATCGTGGCGAGGTGCTCCGTCATTCGCTCCGTTGCGTCCGTGTATTGGGGCTCGTAGGCGGCCCAGGCGATTTTCCCGAGCGCTTCTTCCAGCGTCTCGACCGTCCGGTCCGTGCGGCAGGTGATCAAGTGGAGCAGTTCGTGCGTCAGGATCACTCGTTGCTTTTCCGGGTCCTGCCTGAAGAAATCGTGCGAAAGGCGAAGGTCCGCCGTCTGTGCCTGCGTGTGTGGATCAATGTCCGCCCAGGCGTCAACGTCCGAGGCGTCTTGGATCACTCTGACCCGCCACTGGGCGATGCCGAGAGCGTCTTGGGCGTCTGTGATCCAGCGCTCTACGGAAGTCCAGCGGTCCGCTTTCGGCATTTCTCCCCCTCTTCTGTGTGGACGTCCGCCGACGGGAGGACTCCGCCGGCGGACTAAGGCCGCCCGGATGGGGGGCGGCGTCCCGGTAGTCTAGCGCTTCCTCCGCTTCGCGTTGATCGCTTCCCTGTTCTGGGCATAGTAGGCGCGATTCTTGGACCGCTCCTGCTCGATGTGGGCGGCGTAGCGCGCTCTCATTCTGGCGATCCTTTCATCCCTGTGGCGCTGGTAAGCGCGAAGGTGTCGCTCTCTCGCTCGCTCTTTCTGCTCAGGCGTCTGGGCCAAGTAGCGAGCCCTTCGTTGCGCTTTGACTCTTTCTTTTCGCTGCTCTGGGGTCATTCCTGCGAGCGACATCCGATGGACAATCCTCCGCCTGCGCTTTGGTGCGGCTGGCTGATCGTCTGGGACAAACTCGTGCCGGCTTTCTGGCTTTGTGGTGCTGGCGTGCTCTTTGCAGGTGGCCAGCGCCTGGAAGCGCGCAATGGCGAGGCACTGGAGGCAAAGCGGCGCGCTGCTCATTGTTCCTCCGTGACCCTGTAGGAGTTCGTCTTGCAGGTGACGCGAAAAAGCAGCCCGTTGACTTCCTTTTCCCGGTCATCAACCGCTCCGATCAATTCGCAGATGGTGCATTTGGCGACCCAGTCTTCGTCCGCGGCCAACGCGTAGAAGTTTTTTGGATACTTGGCCAGCGCTTCCTGCTCATCGAGCCCATCTTCCAGCATTGCCAACTGCCCGATCGTCAGCGGGTTCTGCTCCCAGCGGATGAAGTGTCCGAGTACGTCTTGGGCGAGGATCGTGCTTGCGTTGATCGCGGCGTCCCGCCATCCGTCTTTTCTGGCTTTGGCGATTTCCTTTGTCTGTCCCGGCTTCCCCTTTGGTGGCTTGGGCTTCCTGCTCCGTGTGTGTTTTACGTCAACCATCCGCCAGCCGTCTTCCGCGACCGGTCCGAAGAGGGCGATGAAGCGCTGCTCTACGTCTTCCGGCACGCGGCGCTCTTCCCCGACGTAGGCGTAGCAACTGCGGCGGCTGATTTCCAGCGCGTCCGCAAGCGCTTCAATGCGCCCGCGCGGGCCCTTGAACGGGAAGGCTTGCTTCGCCACGACCCTCATCCAGGCGCCGCGTATTGATCGCAGTGTTGGCATTTGTCCCCTCCCCGGTGCGGGTTATTCCCGCGTTGCGCTTGACTATTTTCCTGCGTTGATTTCCGTGATTATGACTGGTACCACGCCAAAGTTCAAGCCGCGCAGCGCGCTGAAGGCCGCCGGTGAAAGGTCGACGCTCCTGCTCCGCTTGTCCCAGGGGCGTTTTAAGTCTTTCGCGCAGCGCCCGCAGTAATCGATGACGATCGCAATCACGCAGGTGCCTGGGCGGTCTCTCCTGCAGACTTTGATCGGGTACGGATCGTCGCCCCAGCGGAAGGTTCCAACGGCGGCGTAGTGCCGAATCCCTCCGCGCGTGTACCAGGCGTTGTTTCGGGTGGCGTCGTACCAGGAGGCGATGCCCCTGTGCGGGATGCCGTGTTCTGTGACCACTGGAGCCCCCGTGTTCGCTGCGAGCGCAATGGCCAGCAGCGCGGCGATCATTCGGGCTGTGTCTCCGCGAAAAAGTCCGCAAACTCTTCAAGGTCAAAGACGATCAGGCTGCGTCGCTTCGTTCCTGCTCCTGGCGAGTCTCCGAGAACGACCGCGCGCAGTTTCTCGTAGCGGAATGGAACCTTTCGCAGCCAGCCGTCGATCCGCTCGGGGTAGGAACCACCGACTTTGCACTGGATGTCGTAGACGCCGGTTGCGACGTCTGTCGGCCCTCCCGCCCAGCCGATCCTGGTGCCGTTGAGCAGTCTGGCGACTTCGCGCTCGTAGGCGTTCCCTCTGTTGCGCGCGTTTTTCCCGCGCCTGCTCTTCGCAGGATCAATGCCGAGCCTGATCGCTTCGTCTTTCATCTTGCCCATCAGTCTGGCACAACTCTGGCGAGCAGCGCGCTTCCTCCGTCGCTGAGCGTGAATCGCGCCACTTGAATTTCAAGCGCTTTGTGCTTCAGGCACTCCGCGATCGTCTTCCGGCTTCCGATGCTCTCGTAAAGAAAGAACCAGCCCTCTGGCGGGACCGCGTCCGCGTAGCGAATGCTCAAGTTGGCCCAGGGCCGCCCTGTGGTCCCCGGTTCCTCAGCCCAGGCGTCCTGTCCGTCCTGAACGAGCACCACGCGATCGTCAAGGAAAGGCGCGGCGCGTTCGATGCGTGTCACTTGATGCTCCTTGTGATCCAGATAACGGTGGCAAGCGCCACCGCGATGTAAATACTACCCGCTGTTGCGCTGCCCCTGCGCTTCGCTTCTGGTAGCGAAACCGCGACCAGGAATGCGAGCGTCAAGTGCGCCGCTGCGATTAAGAGTCCAATGAATTCAAAGGTCACCGGCTTTGCTCCCTAGGCTTCTAGCGAGCGCTTCGTTGGCGCGGTCGATCGCAGCGTTGGCCGTTGGCGCGCTGAACTCGAGCGTTGCGCCCATCGAGTCTTCAAGCACGACGACGTATCCGTCTGTGGTTGCGAGGATCGCGTCGAGCCTGTAGCCGAGTTGCTCCGCTTTCACTTGCAGTTCGTTGAAGTTCATTCCGGTCCCTCCATCCCGTCTGTGATTCGCCTGTAGGCTTCCTCGGGTGTGATCCCCGATGTGTCGAGGATAAGGTCGAGCCCCGCTTTAGTCCAGCCCCTCTCTGTGATGTCGCCGGTCCCCCTCAGTGGCCCTCCCATTCGTGCGCTGCGTGTCGCTTCGTCCGCGTGCAGCCCGACGATGTAGATCGCCGGGTCGACCGCTCGGAGGTACGCGACTTCCGCATCAAGCCTGACGTCATCGATCACGACGCCGTAGCCGTGGCGCTTGATTTCAAAGTAATCCCTGCGCCAAACGCGGAGCCAATATTTCGGGTCAACCGATCGCAGCGCTGCGCCGATGTCTTGCAGGAGTTCCCTCCCTGTAATCACCGTCTGGCCGCTGTAGCGGTCGAGGACGATCGTGTCCGTCTTCGTCAGGTCCGGGTAAGCCATCGCCGCAACGTGCTTGATTGCGTCCGCGATTCCGTGCCGCTGGTATCCCCTGTGCTCCACGAAAAGTGCGGCAAGTGTGCTCTTCCCGCTCCCCTGCGCTCCAAGGAATGCGACGCTCCTGTTCACGGGAGCACCATCGCTTCGTTGATCGGCAGGAAACCGACGACTTTCGGAATCGGTGCGGTTTTGTCGTAGGCGGTGGTCTCTGGCATCTCCCGAACTTGCCACGCGGGTTCTGGCACTCGCATCAAGTCCCAGGCGAAAATGCCCGCCGGTGTCGCGTTGATGTACGCGGCCCGTCCGTTCCTTCGTTGCGCTTCCTGGATAAGCCAGTCCCACTTGGGCTGCTCAATGAGCATCCGGTCGTAGTGCAGGTTCCTGCATTTGAGTTCAAGGACGTACTCGATGCGTCCGAGTTGCGTGTCGTAGTGCGCTTCGCAGTCCCAGTGGCTGTAGCCGTATTCCATCCGCTTCAAGTTGGGCACGCTCGTGCGTGCCAAATGGTCCAGCAGTTCCTGCTCTGTCATCCTCTTCTCCTCATCAAGATTTCACCGGCTGCTTCCATCCGTGTTGCTTTAGTAAGATTCTCTCTCTTCTCTCTCTCTGCTCTGCTCTGCTCTACAGCGTCCCCGAACCGTCCCATCCCCCCGTTTCGCGCTCGCCAGGATTGCGTCCGCTGAGTTGACGTCGGGTCGACTTGCCATCGACTCCAGTTCGAGACCGCCACGAGCCCGGTCTCATCCTCGGTTAAGAGGCGCCTGGAAACCAGCGCGGGGATCGCCCTGGCGAGCCGTGCCCCGAGCACCGCGGCCAGGTGCCGCCGCGATTCAAACTTGCCCCCGTTGCGGAGTTGCTTCGCTTCTGAAAGCGTCACGATGAACGCCCAGCGTTGCGTGTCCGTGAGGCTGGCGATCGTTGCGTCTTTGTGGGCATTGGCGTCCCACTTGATCCAGAGTCCCATTTGTTTTCCCCCTCTCTCTCTTTGGCGGGGAGGCGGCGGCACACATTCGCCGCCTCCCCAGGCGTTGATCTAGAACGGCAACTCTTCCAGATTGTCTTCTGGAACGAGGCGCGGCTTTTCCTCCGCCGGCTTCTGGGCTGCTACCCAGCCTGCGCTGGGCTTATCCCTGCACCAGGAGCCGTCTGGCGCTTTGTGGCTTGCCGCGTAAAACGGCGCGTAGGGCTTTCCGCTCCCTTTGGCGATCCCGCCCGGCTTCAAGGTCCAGGGCGTCCCGTGGCTGCAGGCCCCTTCGTTCAGGTCCGCGACAAAGGCCATTGCCGCCCGTGCGAGCGCTTCATCCTGTGAGCCCGTGCTGGAAGCCCCTACAGGGGCGATTTGCGGGCTTCTGACGGGCGCTGGACGCTGGGGTGGCACTTGGATGCCCCCTTGACCCTTTTCGGGGCTGTAAAGGCTGCGCCCGACGCCGAACTGGGCCGCGCAGCGTCGCAAGGCGTCCGATGCCGCGCTCTTGAGCGGCTCATCGTCTTGGGCGCTGTTGGGGTAGCCGAAGTCCTGCCGGATCGTGGTGGTCCCCTCGATCACCGCGATCAGCGTCCCGTGAACGACGCAGCGCGCCGGGTCCGCGACTTTGACTTCAAATTGCCAGCCTGTGATCCCGAGGACGTCATCCAGCCGCTGCGCGACCGCTCTGGCGTCCGCGTAGGTGAAGGTCAGCCCTCCGCGCCCTGGGCGCTGCTTGAGGTCCTTTGCGTCAAATGGCGCGGCCAGCGCCGTTGCGATGTTTTTCGTCATTCTCCTGCTCCCCCTTTGAACTTGAATACTCGCGCGCCAGGCTTTTCCGCGGTGTGGCGCTTGACCGCTTCCGCGTAAGTCTCGGGCGCGATCACTCCGATGGTCTCCGCGACTTTTTCCCAGTCCGTTTTCTCGCTGGGCTTATTCTGGCGCCAGGTGGCAATCCAGCCGGTCCCGGCGATCCCCTGCTTTTCCCCGATCGCTTCCTTCAGCGAAACGGCGAGGTTCTGCAGCGTCTGATCGAGCAGTTTCGACTCGTAGAGGTGCTCTTCATAAAGCCGTGCGACCCGGTCCAAACTTGGGCTGGCCGTGGCAATGTCTTCGCTCTGTTGCGGGTTGACCGCTGCGAGCGCGTCGCTGTCTTCCCCCTGGGCTGGCGGCGGCGTGCACGTCTGCAGCATCTTCCTGAACTCGAGCGCTTTCTGGTAAAGCGTCCCCTGGTAGTCCGTGTCCGCTTTGACGCGCTCAATCCTAAAAACGAGCCCGCCGAGCAAGACGGCGATGTCGACCCAGGGCGCTCCTGTGACGAACATTTGCCACTGCACTTGGGCTTCAACTTCCGGCGGAACCGGGTGAAGGGTCCAGCGCGGGCTTGTGCTGGTCTTGATTTCGACCAGGCCGTCTTCCCCGACGATCGTGCGGTCCAGGCTTGCCATCGCCCAGGGGTCGCTCTTCAAGCGAACGATCCCGTTGCTTCGCTTCAACTTCCGCCCGGTCTCCGCTTCGTAGTAATCGGCCACCGCCTGCTCCAGCAGGACGCCGCGGTGGGCGGCTGCTCCGACTGGCGCTGGATCGATGTAGCCGATCTTCTCCGCCCAGAGGCGGTAGGGCGTCTTGTATGGCGAGTGGCCTGCGATCACCGAGGCATCCGTCGCCGTGATCCCTTCCTTGCGGAGCGCGTGCCACTCGGGGCTGCGCTGCTCCGCTTTTACGAACTCGTACTGCCTGCTCACTTTCCCTCCCCTTTCTTTCTCTCTTTCTTGGCCCAGCCGTCCCCGACGAAAACGGAGGCAGCCGGGGTGTAAAGCAGCCGCATCCAACGCCCGCACTTTTCGCAGCGTGGCGTGTACGTCTGGTGGATCGAGTGCGTGTGTTCCTCCCGTGCGCCGCACTCGCCGCACCGGTACTCGTAGACTGGCATTTGCTCCCCCTTTCTTTTCCCTGCGTTCAATGCGCGCAGATCGGTAATCGTCACCGGTTGCGTGCTCCTGTCGAGTCTCATCGCATTGAGCCCAGCGCCAGGAATAAAACCATCGCCCCGGCCCAGAGTAGAACCGCGGCGGCTTCAGCGAGCGTCTTCACTTGATCCTCCTTTCGCAGGCTTTGCAGACCCGCGTGTAGATGTTGTCGTTGTCCGCTGGAACTTCAATCCGCTTCTGGCAGTTCCAGCAGCGGCGTGTCTTCGTTGCGCTCATCGTGCGCCTGCCTGAGCGCGCTCGGCTTCGCGGTCCGCGCGATCCAGGTCGATCGCCATCCCGATGTACCGCTCGCACTCCCGGAGCGTTTCAATCGCGGCGCTGACTTCCTTCGCCAGGTCCGCATCGATGCGCTCGAGGTACTCGTGTGCCGTCTCTGCTCGGTCCGCTGCCCGGCTAAGTTCGCGCTTTGCGTTCATCGCCCTGATCAGGTTCTCGACTGTGATCTTCACTTTTTTCTCCTCTTCCAGGCCCCGCCGTCTGGCGGGTTTCCTCCCTGGTAGGGGTACTGTAAACGGTCCCAGCCCGTCCCGTCAACCCCCTATTTTCGTGCTCATTTGGGTCTTATCCCCCCAGGCTGGAGGAGGTCAGCCTGGGGGGGCGCTGGCTGGGCCAGCGGCGTCATCGTCCTCTTCAATCAAGCCTAGCACCGTGGCGATGCATTCCCGGCAAAGCCCGAAGCCGACGACCGCTGTGTGTCCGGTTGCGAGCCTGACCGGTTCCTCAGCGAATTTGAAGGTGCGCGCGTGATCGCCGCAAACTGAGCACCAGCCTGGTGGCGGCTTTTCCTGCTCCGTGTGAACGAAAGGCACTAGCGCAGCCGGATCAAATACTCGGCGCTGACTTCGCCCTCCGCGTCAAAGAACATCAGCCACTGGCCCGGTTCTCCGCTGGCCCCGACGACTTCCTGCGCGAAGCGGTTACTCGATTCAAGCGACGGGCTGCACCACGTGGTGATCTTTCCGTCCGCAAGGACCAAGCGCGCGGGTTGATGCCAGTGCCCGAACCAGAGATGCGTGAATGGTGCGACGCTCAAGCGCCAGCCGCTGGCTTTCTTGGCGACGCCGTACCACGGCATTCCAAGCCCGCCGCGGAACTGATCGCCGTGGACAATCATTCCGAGTTTCCCGCCCGGAAGTTCCAGCGTGTCGTACCAATGTCGCCCGCCAACGGTGAGGCTTTCCTTCCACTGCACGCGCTTTTCTCCGCCGACCAACTGGCGCGCGATGTTGTAGAGGATTGCGTCGCTGTTGCTTTCTGGACTGTGATCGCTGAAGCGTCCCAGCCGTCCGTGGTTTCCAATCGCGCCGTAAACTTTGACCGTCGGAAAGATCGCCGCCATCATTCGCACGAAGCCTGCGAGGATTTCCGCTCCCTTGAAGATTTGAACGTAAAGCCCGCCCGCTTCGACTTCATAAGCCTGGCCCGGGAAGATGTTTCCGTCGCTCTCGACAAGGTCTCCCGTGAGCAAGATGTTCACTTCTTCGACCGCGTGGTCCTTTCGCTGAATCTCAACCACGCGCTTGACTTTCTGGGCGAGCAGCCCGATGCGTTTCGCTGCGACATCGATGTCGTAGTCCGCGCTCTTTTTCCCTAACTGCCAATCGCTAAGTTGAACGACGGCAACTTCGCGCTTCCCCTTTCGCGTGTCCGGCTTTGGGGCTGGCACTGGCGCGATCTTCATTCCCAGCGCGGCGTCTTTCGCCGCGCGATAGACCGCTTCCACTAGTTCCTCTGTCTGGCGCTCCTTTTTCGCAAGGGTGCGCAGGACCCGATTGTGGGCCGCTTTGAGTTCCGCGAGTTCGTCGTGCTCCTGGAATTCCTTGAAGTCGCTCATTCGATTTCCCTCCTGCAGTAGCATTCGCTCCGTCTGTGGCGCTTGATTGTCTCAACGCAAACCGGGACGCCCCGCTGTTCAAGCCAGCGGAAAATGGACGAGCCGGTGACTTCTGGCGCTCCTAGCGCAGCCCGAAGGCTGGCGAGGTCGGCTTTGTTTAACTTGGGCGCGTAAAGGGCGCACCGTGGCCCTTTCCGTTTAGGTTCCATCCCTCTCCCCTCTCTGGCGCGGCTACGCGCCTGTAGGAATCCTGACGGGTCAGTTAGCCAGCGTCAAGCCCCTAACTTGGCGCGATAAACGGCGGCTTCGACCGCGTTCCCGATCGCTTCCTCATCCAGGCTGATTCCGCGCTTCGCGCACTCCGCTCGGACCAGGGCGATTGCGGCGGCTTTCTTTTCCTCTCCCGCTTTGGAGTTCAGCGTCTGGTTGATCGCTGCCACGGTTGAGGCTGCGATCTGTTCAACGAGGGCGTAGTGCTCAGCGGCAAGGCGGGCTTTGAGGTAGTTGATCACCGAATTGGCGAGCCAGCCGAGCGCGCCGATCGCAACCGGAACGAGCGCGACGATGAGCGCGTTGATGATGTCGCTGTAGAGGCTTTCCATTTGTCTCCTACTTTCTGTGCACCAGGACCATCGCTGGCGGGGTGGGGAACCCAGCGGCCCCCTTTGAGTCCCGCAGCGTCCGCACTTCAGCGGGCGTTGTGCTGCGTCCCGGCTTTCCTTCCTGCATTGTAGGGCAGGCGTATTGCCATCCGGTGCCGTCCCAGGCGAGAACGACCCAGTGCCCGTAGGTGGCGAGCGGCTGCTTTCGCCAATAATCCCGCTGCCACTTGGATCGCAGGTGCTCGGGGACGCTCTTCTGGCTTGCCTGGATGTTGAGGATCAAAGCGGCGCCGTTTTTCACTTGATTCGAGGCTTCGCTCCAGTCGTAGACGTTGCGGGCGTTGAGCCCCAGGAGTTTGCCCGCTTTGGCCAGTTCCCGCGCGCTCGTGCCCTCCGCGCCGGTGGGAGTGTCGATCCGCCCAGCCTGGGCGCAGGCTTTGTGGGCTTCCTTTGTGGTGGTGGGGAGCCCGAGGTATGTGGCGGCGGTGGCTAGGCTTGCCGGTCCGCAGTCGTCCATCGCTTTGACGCCGAGCCGCTCCGCGAGTCCGAGTTGCGATCGGACGATCAGCGTCACTTGCCCTGTCCTGCGAACCAAGCCGTCAGCCCTCCGAGTCCTGAAACGCCGAGCAGCGCGATCACAAACTTGGCGAGGCGGTAGGCGCCGCGTGTCTCTGCCAGTTCCAGTTTGATCGTGCCGAGGTCTTTCTCGATCCGATCGAGTCGCTGCAGGATTTCATCGTTGCGGCTGCGCTGTGTGGCCATCAGATTTCAGGCTCCGGCTCAGGCAGCGACTCTGGCTGCATCTCCTCAATCATAGCAATAGGCTCCTCAATCACTTCAGGCAAAGGTTCTGGCTGTGGCGGTGGTGCGAATACGCCGTCAGTATAGGTGCCGCCAATCCACACGCTTGTGCCTTGCTCCACTTCAATGATGGCAACCGCGCCAAACAGAGTGGCGTAGTCGCGAAGGAACTGCGCTTGCTGCGCTGGGTTCAGCGTGCCAACAATCATTTGCACAACCGCGCCACCATTATTCACAAAGGCATACTTCATTTGTTTATTCCTATGCAATGTATGCAATCAAAACAAAGCATCCAGATGCTCCATCGCCACCAGTTCCAGCCTGCACCACAGCGGTACCAGCAGAAACCACATCAACGGCAACCCCACCGCCGCCGCCACCGCCACCAGTATTCGCGCCAGCGTTGCCCCCGTTTCCTGCAATCATAAAAAGTTGATTGGAGCCATAGACAACACCGCCTCCGCCGCCGCCGCCGCCAACCCCGCCCGCCCTTGCACCTTCAATTGTGCCTGCGCCGCTCAGATTGCTCCCCCCTGTCTGTCCAGCCCCGCCGCCGCCGCCAGCGCCCGCCACACCGCCAGCGCCGCCATTGCCTTTAGTGGCTCCTCCGCCCGATGTCGCAGACCCACCAGCCTGTCCTGCTGCGTAGTTGGTTGCCCCATAGTATGGCAGGGTGATGACTCCTGAAAGTCCGCCATCAAATCCAGGTTGATTTGACACTAAAACGGTTGCCGTGGCCGCCCCGCTGTATTGAGTCGTGCGCCCGCCAGCACCGCCATTAAATGATGACTGCAGAAAGTTATAGGAAGGCACGGTGACTGCTCCGCCAGCCCCTCCTGCACTGCTTACATTGGTGCCGACTCCGCCGACCCCGCCGCCGCCGCCGCCAGCAACAACATAAGTTCCAAATGATGAGTTGCCTCCTGCGCTTCCATCTCCGCCAATTGCAGTTCCTTGTGATGACCCTCCGCCAGCAGTTCCGCCCGTCCCTCCTGCTCCGATTCCGATTGTGATTGAGGAAGCACCAGTAATGTCTACTCCTTGATGCCAAACAAACGCGCCGCCGCCGCCACCAGCGCCAGATGCGGCACGCCAAGTTGAGGAAGTTTGCTTGCTTCTGAACCCACCACCACCACCGCCGCCGCCGCCTTGCGCCATTACATCAACAACGGTGACCCCGCTCGGAACATTCCAAGTTGTACTGCTCGTAAACTTCTCAACAACATAGAATCCACCGCCAGCGCCGCCAGCGGTTGAAGTTTGCAGCAGGATGCTGTTGATGTGAACCTTCACCGTGCTGGTGACGGCTGCGGTTGTAGTCAGCGTGAAGGTCAAGTCAAC